GGAAGTCGCCACCTCCATTCGCGAGCTGGACGGAGCCGAGCCCCACCTGCTCGGTGCCGAAGTAGACGTCCTCGGCCCCGACCTCGACGACGGGCAGGCCCTCCGGGATCACGCGCGGCTCGCAGTAGTCGAACCCCCAGATCCGGCGGAACCTGATCCGGTCGAAGTAGACGATGCCCGACAGCGAACCGCCCACGCCGTTGAAGATAGACATGCCGATACCGAGGGCGCTGCTATCAGTCCAACCACGGAAGTGCAGCACGCCAGTCCGCCACTGGCCATAAGTGTCCGCCAGGGCGATGCCGGCCGGCGTTCCCGTCTTCGTGTTGCGTCCATCGGCGAGGATCTCAGTCCCACCACCGCCCGCGATGCCGACCGTGATCCGGGCTTGCAGGCCGGCCGGGTTCCCGGGCTCGGTCCGGTAGTAGAAGGACACCTCGTAGATGCCTCCGGTCACGATGCTGTGGCTGCCCTGGTCGATCCCGGCCCCGAGCGCCAAGGCGTTCGTCGCCGTGAGCTTCGCACTGTAGCTACCCGTGGGGCTGCCGGGGGCGACGATGGTGGCTTCTCGGTCAACACTGCCGTTCGTCGTCGTCTCGGTCCAGTTGGTGAGGTTTGTCGCGCTGGTCCAGACGTCCAGCTCGCCGTCCGTCAGCTTCTCCGGTCCGTAGTGCGGCTGCACCGCCCAGTCCGACTTCCCCACCGAACCAAAAGGGATGTGGATGAGAGCGACGACGCTCGTCCCGGAGGGGTTGGCGCCACCGGCGAGGTGGACCCAGAGCTTCGGCGACGTGTCCTCGCGGTTGTAGTACCAGGTGCTCGCCGTGCTCTGGCAGAGCGCCGAGGTCTCCACGCGCGTGAGCGTCTCGGTGAGGGTTACGACGCCGACGACGTCGCGCCGGATCCCGTCGACACTCTCGTCGAAGTCCACCCGGTAGGCGCCGGCGTCGGAAGTGAACGAAGCGGTGACCAGCTTCGCCGGCCGGCACTCCACGAAGGCGTGCTTGGCCGTGTTCGAGTCCTCGGAGAGCTCGCTGAAGGGCCGCATGCCGGAGCGCAGCCCAAGCTCCCCGTGCCCGACGCTCATCAGCCCAGGGACTCCTTGATCGTGAAGCGCACCGTCCAGTAGGAGCCGCTCGGGGCGGGCCCGGCGGAGTCGATCGTCAGCTCGCCCAGGCGCTCGCAGTAGACGGTGACGGTCGGGTCGGCGGAGTCGAACGTGAAGAAGAACGACTTGCCCTGGGGCGTGGCCGCGCGGATGGCCTTGAAGATCGTGCGGTCGGCCTCGGGGACCTCAAGCCACTCCAGCGGGAACACGCCCGGCTGTGGCTTCTCATCCCGGAAGGTCGCGCCGTGGTCGCCGTACTCCACCATCGAGAGCTCCGCGGCGTTGTCGGCGAAGGCGTCGGAGTTGACCACGCTGGGCTGCGCGTACGTGCCCGCGAAGAAGATGCCCACCTCGCCGTAGCCCGCCGTGTTCCCGACGTCGTTGATGACCAGGGCCAGGTAGCGATGGGTCCCGCTCCCGAAGAAGGCGATCCGGATGGAGGCGTCGCCGGCCAGCGTCGCAGCGTCACCGGGGACGGTGGCGGCCGCGATGACCGAGGTCACCGAGCGCTGGAATTTGAAGGTGCCCCCGGTCCCCGCATTGTGGTTGATGACGATCGCCGCGGTGATGGCGATGCTGCTGCCTTGATCGACGCCGATGTAGTGGCGGGACTGGTAGACGGCGTTCGCGCCGGTGTGGGAGGTCAGGCTGCTCGTGTCCGTCTCGGCGAAGCCGATGTCGATCGCCACGTCCGTGGCCGCGTTGGCGCCGGTTCCCCAGAGCAACGTGAAGGCGAGATCCGAACTGATCGTGAACTTGAAGGTGGAGCCGCTGTAGGAGCACGCCCAGACCGGGGTGGCGTCGGCCGCTTCGAGGGCAGTGACGATGGCCGTGGCCAGGGCCGCCCCCGTGGCATAGGTGCCCGCCGCGATGGTGGCTACCTTCACCCCGCCGCGGTTGAAGTCGATCTTGTCGTTGAACCCGGCGACGATCGTCCAGCCGATCGCGGAGCGCCAGGTGGCGGAGCGGAGCTGGTCCCGCAGGCGGCGCACCGGGAAGGCACCTTGGGCCGAGGACGCCGACAGGATGGCGGCCGCCGCCTGGACCAGGTTCGTGTAGGGGATCCGCGGGGTGATCGCCATCAGCGATAGCCCCTGCCGAGAGCCTTGGGGTGGATGCGCACGGTCCCCTGCTCGGTGCCCTTCGTCACGAAGGAGGTGATCTCGCGGCCGTCGAGGTGTACGTGGTGATGGTGGACCTGGGCACCGCCCCCGCCGCCCATTGCGATCGCGACCGCCTTCCCGACCGCGGCGTCGACGATGGCGCCGAGCTGGTCACCCCGGAGGACGTACTCGGGGTTGCTCGGGGTCCCGTGGAGCATCATGGGGACGCCCCAGTTCGTGATGGTCGTCCAGCCAGCGGCGGCGCTACCCGGAGGAGGGTGTGGGTGACCACTGCCTGGCGTGCCCGGCCCTCCCGGCGGCTCCGGCACATTCGGGATCTGGTGCAGCTTGTCGATATACGTCTGGACCGCAGCCGGCAGATCGACCCCGAAGGCGCGGATTAGCGCGGCGATGGCCTCCAACATGAGGGTCTGCAGCTCGACCAGCTTCTCCATCGGGTCCTTGAGGTCCTCGAACAGCCCGGCCGTTTCCGCCTCGTCGATGAGCGCCTGTGTCGCCTCGTCGGTCGCGAAGCCGAACTTCTGCTGCGCCAAGAAGAGCCGATAGAGCCCCGGCGCCAGCATGGCGAGGATCTGCTCATGCGTGAACTTCTGCTCCTCGAGGCTCTTTACGAGGTCGTCGATCTCGGCCTCCATCGTCGCGAACATGTCGATGGTCAAGTTGCCCGTCGCATTCAGCGCGTCGAAGACCGCCGCCCACGCATCGACCGCGTTGACCAGGTCCTCGTTGGCCAGGACCTTGTTGCGGAACTCGACCAGCTTGGCGAAGGTGCCCGTCAGCTCCAGCCCCGCCTTTTCCGCTGCGGCGATCGCCGCATCGAAGACGGACGCCATGGCCTTTAGCGCCTCGACGACGCCCATGCCCTGCTTCCGCAGCTCCTGGAACATGGCCACGCCGATGAGGCTCAGGCGGTTGAGGCGCGCCTGGGTAAGGTCGGTCTCCTCTCTGAAGCGCTTCATGTGCTTCCCGGCCGCGTCGATCTTGTCGGCCAGGCGCGTGAGATGGGTGGTGGCGGCGGCGTTGGTGAAGAGTGCCGCGAGGCCAGCGACGCCCTTGGTGAGGGCCTCCATCTTGATTTCGTTGATCTGCTTTTCGAGGTCGCCGAAGGTCTTCAACGCCTCTCGGCCGAGCCGCTGGATCTCCTCGCGGAGTTTCTTAGCCGCGCCCAACCCGCCGAGGATGGCACCGGCGAAGACGCCGATCGCGGCGCCGAGCGGGCCGCCCACAGAGAAGCCGAACGCCCCCCCAGCAGCGGCGCCTCCCTGCATCGAGCCGCTCACGAACGCGGATTGCGCGGCGTGGAGTCCGGCGATCGCCTTCCCGAGAGCGGTTGTCGCCTCCCGGAACTCGGCGGCGGCCGCGGCGCCGGCCGCGAGACCGTCGGCGATCTGGACGAGCGCGTTCGACCCGCTAACCCCCATGAGCCTGAGTGAGTCGCCGATAGTGGCGAAAAGATCGCTGAGATCCTGCCAGTGCTGAATACGCTTCTGTAGCTCCTGCCTCTCCTGTAGCTCGAGGTCCTTCAGGTAGTCGAAGAGGTTCCGCCACAATTCCTTCTGCGCGTCTAGTTGATTCGACAGGTCGCGATACTCGGCGTCCGCCGTCTCCTTCCGGATCCGGAGCCGCTCTTTCTCGGATGCCTTGAAGCGTGCGAGGGCGGCCTTCTCCTCGCGGGCCTCTTCCGCCTTGACCATCTTCAGGGCCGCGACGATGTCCCGATGGGCCTGCGACGCCTCCTTCTTGGCGTTACGGAGAGACTCCCGCGTCGCCTTGTCGTAATCCTTGATCTGCTGTTTGGCGATCTCGATGGCGTTGAAGTCGATCAGGCCAAAATTGATCCCCGGTGGGGGCCCCATCCCGAAGGCGGGAATGCCCTTCGGGACCGGCAATTGCTCGGCGGCCAATTCGTGTAATGCCCGCTTCAGCGCAACCAGAGAGCCGAGGAGAGGGTGGGACGCTGCCGCCACGGTCACGAAAATGCCCGCCAATGTCGTCAGAGCCTCATCGTTTTCGCGGACGGCGACGGAGGCATCTCCAATTAGTTCGGTGAGGTCTTTGAAGAATGTGGTCGCGCCGCCGCTTTGGATGAGGATCCCGGCCAGGTTGTTCTTGAATCCCTCCCAGGTCGCATTCAGCGCCGTCATGCTGCTGTCGAGATCGTCCGCAGCCTTGATCGTCTCGTCTGACATCACCAGCCCGAGCCGCTCTGCCATATCGGCCGACTCCGAGAGGCCGGTCTTCAAGAGGGGCAGGACCGACAGCCCGCCCTTCCCCAGCAGGGACATCGCTGCGGCAGCCTGTTGCGCGGGGTTGTCGATCCTGGCAATGGCGTCGCCGATGGCGATGAAGGCGTCCTCGGGCCTCATCGAGATGAGTTCGTGGGCGCTCAGGCCCAGTTTCGCGAAGGCCTCCGGCGTCGTCTGTAGACGCTTTTCCATCTGGCCGATGGCCTGCGTGATGTCGCTCATCTCCACGCCAGCCTGGCTACCGGCGAATTTGAACTTCTGGAGGGAGTCAACGCCCATCCCGGTGCGCAGCGAGAGGTTGGTCATCTCATCGCCGAGCTTGACCAGGTTGGCGGTGGCATCGAAGAGCGCTGCTGGGATGGCCCGCATGGTGCCCAGTAGCAATTCGGCGGCCTTGGTCCCTACGCTGAAGCCGACGCCGATCCCAATACCGCTGGAGAAGGACGCGGCGAACTTCGACCACTCGCTCGTCGCCTCCTTCGCGCGCGCGGCGCTTTCCTTGAAGGCCGCCTCGTGCGCGCGCGCCATCGCCTGGCCGGCGCGCGTGGCGTCGTCGGAGGCCTTCGTCGTTTTCTTGATCGCCTCGGTGACGTCGGCCTGACCCTTCTCCCATTCGGCGAGGATGCGCTTGCGTTCGTCCGCCGACGCATTGAAGAGGGCGCGGATCTTTTCGACGTCGGCCTTCGCCGTCTCTTGGTTGTCGTGGAGGGCATCGAACGCGGCGTCGGTGGCGTTCTTCCCACGGATCGTGATAGCAAGCTCTTGGCTCACCTTGGGACACTCCAGGAACCATCCCTGGGCGGCCAGTCGATTACGCAGGACGGTCGTACTCTCTCTGAATTGGAGGCCTTGTGCTGAAGGCGGTTGTTGTCGTCAGTCGGGTTTTGTGGGCGGGAACACTGCTCAACGCGGTGTGGAATCTCTACGACTTTGGCCGCATCTACGTAACGGAGATCCTCATGCGCTCGAACCCCGACCTCAGCGCTATACAGATAAGCGAGGCCGCGCTCGAAGCCCTGACGTTGGCGGTCATCCCGTACGTGATCGCGCACGCCTGGGATGCGGCCTGGCGTCTGCGGTCGGCGTGATCCCATCAGCCCACCCCCTTCTCCGGCGACGGCCCCTTCGTGTGCTTGACGACATGGGGCCACTCTGCCCGCAGCAGATCGACCGCATCGACGAGCCGGGCCGTCTGGTTGAGCAGACCGCCCTTGCGTGGCCACTCCGGCGGACCGAAAGGCTGGCCGGAGAACCCATCGAACCTGCTCGACTGAATCCACCACCTGACGATCTCCACCGCCTCGCCGTCGTCCTCTGCGATCAGTCGCGCCGGGCAATACGTCGTCGTGATGCGTGGCGGCGTGGTCCGGCCGCGCTCGTCTATCCCGCCGCCGGACTGGAAGACGATGGCTCCGCTTCCGTCATCTCCGTCGCACCGGAGGGCCCGGGCCCAGCCGCGCCTTCGATGGACGTCACAGCCGAGGGCGAACTTCCGGTCCCCTCCCCCGCAGAGGAGGTGGAGCGCGACCTGGAGCCTTTTCCCTCCTGCACCGTCAGCACGCACAGGTGCTGGAGCTCGAACAGCACCCCCAAGAGAAAGCCCGGCGTCGCCTCGTCGTAGAGCTGCTCGCCGGTGGTGATGACCTCGCCGGCCTCGTTCTGCATCGGCTCGTCGGGCTTGAGGTAGTCACGGAAGCACTTCCGCACGAAGTCGCAGTCCAGGCTCGCGAGCTGATCCGCCAGGAGATCGAGCTTTCCCTCGTCCTGGGCGGCCGCACCAGCGGTGCCGTTGCTGTTGTTCAGAGCCGAGATCCCCTTCAGGAACGCTGGCGCCTCGTTCTTCTGGAGCGACTTGAGCTTGACCTTCAGGGGCTCGTCCGCGAGATAGAACACGCGCGAATGCCACCGCTTGATGATCTTCATCGGTCCCGCCTTTCTCCCGTCACTCCTGGAATATGGGGCGGCCGGGCAACCGGAAAAAGAGTGGGCCAGTTCATTTCTCGGTGGCCCTCCCGAACCGAGGGGGGATCGGCATGCGCCGTAGCAGCGTCGCGCATTCGCCGGCGGGAGCACGGAACGCCACACGCACGTAAGGGGCCTCGCGGGCCGTCAGCGGGCGCGCCCTGACCGCAGCGTTTACCATGGCCAGGAGCGCCCGGCTCGTGGCCTGGCGCAGCCCCAAGGTCGCCAGGGCGCGCGCGGCGCCGTAGCGCCAGCCTCGAGGCCGCCCGCGCTGCGCCGGCGACGCTGGCGGTGGGGCATCCATGGCCTCGGACCGGACCAACGCCCGGGCCACGTGAAGGTGGCCGGCCAGGTCGGCCGAGACCGGCTCTTCCAGGTCCAGCACGGCCGTGGCCGTTTCCTCGAGGCGGGCCAGGATCGCCTGGCGCCTCGCCAGGGCGCGACGGTGGGCAGCGACGACTCCGGGGATGGCCGCACGCTGCGCCGCCCAGTAGCCGGCACGCAGCGCTGCATCGAGGCCTTCGGGCGAGCAGCCGCGGGCGAGGACCTGGTCGAGCAGCCGGCGGAGCTGCCTGGCCCGGGCGCGACCTTCAGCGCCCGAGGCCCCGGTCAGGAGCCAGTCCCAGTCCAGGGCCCGCCCCTTCCTAGATGAACGCCAGGTAGAGTTCCGTGTCGGGGGAGGTCAGGGCGTAGCAGCGTCCGTTCATCTGGAGCGAGACCTCTCCGTCCTGCTCCGCGGGGTTGGCGTCGAGGATGAACTTCGGCGAGCTCCAGACGACCATCTTGCCCGGCGTCACCCCGAGCTGGCAGATTACGTCGTAAGCAGTGAGCGCCGCGGCGTTGTCGTAGTAGCCCTCAACTGTGCCCGTGAGAAGCAGCAAGTCGAGGTTCTGCGTGATCATGTAGTTGCCGCCGTTGCCGGTACGCTTCACGCCCGACGGGAAGAGCGAGCACGACTCGTTCATCCGCAGCTCCAGCGCGTTGTCGCTCTGGATCGCGGCTTTGACGACGCACAGCTTGCCGGAGGCCCCGATGAAGACCTTGCCCTCCGACGGCAGGAGCGGCTCGCCGGCGGTCGTCGGCGTCGGCCGGGCAGTCGCGTGCGTCTCCACCTGCTTCCCGTCCCCGCTGAAGGTGACCTCGGCGATCGGCGTCTCCGAGGAGAAGTCGCAGGAGAGTGCCATCTGCTTTACGCTGCAGCCGCCGGCCTTGTGGCGGAAGTTGTCGCCGTTCAGGTATTGCCAGAGGTGCAGCGTCTTGAGCGCGGCCGCGCTGAGCTGGTACGTGGTGCCCACGTACACGTTGCGGCCGGAGCCGGGGTTGGCCGTGAAGGCACGGTCGACCGTGACGACGTCCGTGGAACGCGAGATGACCCGGCGCGCCTCGAGGCCGTTGGTCGCGTCGACGTCGACGACGATGATGTCCCCGCCGCCGACGCGGATCCCCGACGCCGCGCCACCACCGGGTGTGAGGTTGAGCGTGACGCCGGCGGATCCGGCCGCGGTCGTGGTGTGCGCCGTGGCCGTGAACTTCGAGCCGAGATGGGCCTCAAAGAAGTTGTCCATGTCCGGCGGCGTGGGGGTCGCGGCGTTGCCGCTAGGGATGATGTCGCTCGCGACCTGCCAGGTCAGATGCTCCTTCCCCTTCTGGGTGGAGAGCACCGAAGCGTTGTTGCCCTGGTCCTTGTCCCTGTCGTAGCGCGCCACCGCACGGGTGAAGGGATGGGCAGTGCGGCTCTTGAAGGCGTCGCCTCCGACGAGCGCGCCCGGCGAAACACCGTAGGATGCCTCGAGCTGGGAGAAGAGTTCCCACAACCGAACAGAAAACGGACCAGCCATGACCTACCTCCCCGCGCCCGTGTCGGGCTGCTTCTTCTCGGCCGCCTTTGCAGACGAGTGCACGACCTCTCGCTCGACCCTCAGATCCGCCCGCCCGGTCAGCTCCGCCGCGACGTCGTCCGGGATAGTGGCCGGCGAATCGTTGGACGCCTCTCCGTACCGGCCGATCCTGATGACCGAGCCCGGTACCGTCGTGAACACCTTCGCCATCACACCCTCCCCGCCAGGCGCCGTCGGCGCCGGCTCCGAGTCGTCACCGCCGCAGCACACGTCACAATTCCTTCTTCACGGCCAGCGTGATCTTCGCGTGGTGGCACAGGACGCTCCCGGCCGGCCCGATTTGCCGGTGGTCGTGCTCGACCCACCGCGGCAGCTCGCCCTCCACGGGACGGACCGTGCTCCCGAGGGTCAGGTCTGTGCGCAGCGCGTTCAGCACCGCCTCGACGATCACGAGGAAGACCTTCTCGCTCGCGTCCGCGTCCTTGAGCGCATAGAACCCGTGGACGTCCCAGCGATAGACGCCGTCCTGACACCCCATGCGCTGCCGGAGGCTGAAGGTGTCGCCGACGGCCGGCGTCACGCTCCAGTAGTGGACGCGGCCCTGGCCGGCCACCAGCAGATCCCTGATCCCATCCTCGTCCGTGACGTATCGGAGGTAGTCGTAGACCGGAGCCACGCCGGAGATCCCCGTCACGCCGGCGACCTTCGTCCGAAGGCTGGAGCGGATGCTGTCGAGGCTCATGCACCACCGCCACCCGCCAGGCGGTTGCGAATCCGCACGAGCGCCGTCTGGAAACGCTGCTCGACGCGCGGCTTGGCCGCGTCGAACCCGCGCTTGAACATGAACACGCCCTTCGTCCCGTGGCGGGAGATCTTTCGCGCGATCAGGAACGCGACCTGGTGGGCCTTCCCGGCGGCGACGTCCAGCTTTCGCCGGACCCAGAGCTCGAGCGGCGCCACCGGCGGGAAGTGCGGCCGCGAGCCCGTCTCGACGGGGAGGCCATATGCGATCGGGTTGAAGACCTTTCCGACCAGGTCGACGCCGACTCCCAGGACGGAGGTCTGGATCCCGCTGCGCAGCATGCCCGTCACGCCCACGGGGGTGAGCGGAACGATCGTCTGCTGCATCAGGTTGACCCCGAACTCCACGGCCGGGACCAGCTCCTCGTCGACGATCTTCGGGCCCTCACCGTTGAAGAGCGGCGTCTTCGGGACGTCGAACTCCATGGTCAGGTACACCTAGTTCCTCCGCCGGCCGTGGAAGAAGTAGTCATGGCCCTGGGTGGTGCCGAAGGTGCGGTCGATCTCGCCGATGGCCATCGCGGGCACGTCCGCGTGCCCGGCGTTGATCTTGGCCTTGTAACTGTCGCGGTACCTGCGCGCGCTGGCCCGGTACTCGGCCGCCTTCGTGAGGTGCTGGACGCTATCCGCGGTGAGCGACGCGTCCGTGCTCTGGCTGTAGAACGTGGCGAGCGCGTCGCAGGCGTACGCGGCGGCCAGGTCGGCGAGGGCCTCGTCGTCCGTCGCCGGCGGCGTCCACGCGCTGGCGCTGGCCGTGTGCGGGATCGTGAACACGACCAGGAAGAACTCGGTGCCCGCCGGCTTGGCCAGGGGGAACCACAGGAAGAGTCCCGACTCGTTCCGGACCAGGCCGAACTCGTCGCCCTCGAGCCACGCCGGGATCTGGTCCGTCGTCACGTACGGGTAGGCGACTTGCTTCACGCTGGAGAAACCATCCACGAAGCCGGTGAGGCTGGCGATCGCGTACTTGAAGCCGCCGTCGCCGGCGATCTTCAGCACCTTCTCGAGCGGGTAGGTCTTCTGGTACTCCTCGACCGCCGAGAGGATCGCCGCGTCGACGTCGCCGCCGGGAGCGGAGGTGAGGTGGCTGTCCCCCTTCAATCGGGGGATGACCTTGTTCCGGATGTCGCCGATGTTGCTGGCCATCGGCGGCGCCTACATCAGGGCGGAGAAGAGGACCCCCGCTCCGCCCAGGGTGACGTGCGGGTCCATCAGGGTCATCGCTTCATCGAAGGTGACCACGACGGAGTTGCCGTTGGCCGCCGCCTGCAGCGACATGACGATCGTCCCGCCCGAGCCGTTCTCCCGGATCACCGCGGTGACGACGGCGGCCGCGGGGGTCAGCACGAAGCCGTGGAGCACCGCGGGGCCGACGCTGATGTCGCCCGACGCGGTGAAGTGCTTCGGCTTGGCTGCCCCCATGGCTCTCCGGGCCGCTGCCTTACAGCGGCTCCCAGTCGACGTTGACCTGGAACCCTCCGACGATGACGCCGGTGCCGACCTGCTCGACCTGGAGCGCGACCACGTCGCCCTCGGCCAGAGCCGTGGCGGTGATCGGGATGTTCTTCTCGTCGAAGGCAACGAGGTTCTCGCCAGTGATCAGATCGAGGTTGCCGATCTCGGTCGTGCCGGCGCCGGTCGCCCCCTTGTTGACCACGTTCAGGTTCTTGGTGTTCGTGGTGTTCCCGGTGGTGGCCACGTCGGGCGTCACGGTGACGGCGCGGATGCGGCAGGCGGCCGGCGCGGTGAAGATGCTGAACGAGCTGGTGGCCGTCGCCGCGGCGACCTGGGCCACGAAGGCACGGTCCGTGTACTCCTGGCTTTCCCTGCGTCCGGGCATGTCATTCTCCTCGTCTGTTGGGGGCGGCCGGAGCCGCCCCCCGGTTCAGCTTCAGATCCCCGTTAGGGGACGATGCCTCCCTGCATCCCGCGCCAGTCCATGACGTCCCCGCCGTACTCGTGGCGGACCTTCCACGAGAGCTTGTCGGCCGAGAAGACCGACCCGCTGTCCTCGCGGTTCTGGACGAACAGCGCCGGCTCCTGCTGGTCGTCGACGAAGCCCATCTCGATCGTGTTCACGAGCATCGGATCGGCCAGGATGAAGTAGTCGTTGAGGTCGCTCATCGTCTCGAGGACGATCAGCTCGTCGAGGCCCATCTTCCGGACGAAGAAGTTGGGCTCGGTCGCGTTCTGCCCGGAGACCGGGTAGACCGGGATCGAGGTCAGGCGGTAGCCGATCTCCTCGAGCTCGGGCGGGACGATCAGGATCTTCGGCGACAGGCCGAGGACCGTGTTGTTGTCCCGGTCCTTCACCTTCAGGAGCCGCTGCCTGGCGATGTTGACGGTCGTGGTGGAGAGGGCCGCGGTCTGGATGTTCCCGGCCGAGGAGAAGCCGCGCGACGTCCCAGCGAAGAAGAGCGCGACGGCGTCGTCCAGGGTGGGGTTGGTGAGGATCAGGTCGAAGACGAACTTGTGCAGGGTGCGCGCGGCCGCGAAGGCGATCTTCTGCGGCAGCTCGCGCACGAAGCCCACGTCGTCGTTCTTGATCGCCTCCCGCGAGATCGAGACGATCCCGCCGCGCTTGCTCGCGGCGTAGGAGACCTTCTCGTCCGTCGGGTTGGCCATCTCCGGGTAGGGCTGGAGCTGGGCCACGGTCACGAGGTCGGCGAACGACCCCCAGCGCAGCCGCTCCTGGGTGCGGAAGTCGCTGACCCCGCCGATCCGGCTGCAGATCCGCCGCCACCGCTGCGAGTAGTCGGTCGCCCGATACTCCGCGAGCATGCGGCGGGTGATCGAGTCGCCGAGCAGGTTGGTGAAGCTCGACGTCTGGATCGACTCCAGCAAGCGCTCGAAGCGGCGGAGGCCCGCGGCCTCCTGGATGTAGCCGGTGACGTCCTGGTCGCCGGTGACGGCCTCGTACAGCCGCTTGATCGACCGGAAGCCCTCACGCGGGGCGTCGTGGCCGGTCAGGGTCTTGTACTCGGCGCGCACCTTCTCCGAGGTGCCGGACATGAAGAAGCCGTCGACCCCCTCGAGGATCTTGTCGGCCTGGTCGACGTTGACGTCGATCGTCGACCCCATGCCCGAGCCGAACCGCTTGTTCGACTCCGAGATCCTGGAGGCCATCTTCACGGTCCGCTCGACCTCGGCCTGCAGCTCGCTCTCCGCCGCGCCGACGCGCGCGTAGAGGCTCTCGCGCAGGGTATCGAGGATGGTGGGGCTCATGGTGCGGCCCTTCAGGAGCCGCTCGACCTTCGCCTCGTGCAGGGTCCGACGGTCGGCCTCGCTGAGCACCGCCGTCGTGGCCGGCGCGGCCGCCGCCGTGGCCTGGGCACCGACGAGCGCGCGGAGCGCGATCTCGGCGATCCCGGCGTTGGCGGGCGCGGCCGCTGCGGGCGTGGGTGCGGGCGCCGGCGCGGCGACACCGACCGCCTCGAGGAGGAGCTTGTCCACCTCGGTCTCGGTCGGCTCCTTGCTGAGCTTGGCGAAGAGGTCGGGCCGCGCCTCCTTCAGCCTGGCGATCTTCTGGTCCAGCATGAGCAGGTCCTCCTCCGTGACGGCGATCGGTGACGCGATGCCGGCAACGAGCCGCATCACGCGGCCCCCGGCGCTGGGGAACGAGACGACGTCGACGGACTCGACGGCGCGAACCTTGTTGACCTTCCGGGCGGGGCCGTCGGACAGCCGGACGTTTTCGTATTCGCAGGCCGCCGAGTGCGACAGGCCGAGCAGGTCGGGCTTGCCCGCGTCGAAGGCCTCCATCAGCTGCTCGCGTAGCTGGGCCGACGTCGCGTTCAGGACCGCGAGGACCATCCCGGTGGACGGATCCTTCTTGCTCTCCGCGGCGAGGGCGCCGAAGCGCGCGCCCGTGAGGAAGCCGGCGATGTCGCGCGGGTTGCGCAGGCCCGCCTCGCCCTTCGAGTGGTTCCAGAAGACCTTCGCGCCCTCGTAGAGGGGCGCGGCCTCCTGCAGGACCGAGGCCGAGTAGAACGTCCGGTTCTTCGACATGCCCTCGGCGATCGCGCAGACCAGCCACTTCGAGCCGGGCTTGTCCTTGCTGCCCTCCTCGACGATGGGCCCGAGGATCTGCCCCTCGGTCGCTTCCTTCAGGGACTGGTAGACGACCTCGACCGCCGTGGGCTCGCCGATGCTGACCCCGCTCGCCGTGTCGGTGATGGGGTACGCCTCGAGCAGCGAGCCACGCTGCACGATCACCTGTTCGGGGAAGGTCGCGACAACGCGCCACTTCGTGGAGCCGTCCCACTGCGACCCAAGGCGGCCGCGGAGCAGCTCATAAACGGCTTCGGTGAGAGCTTCGAAAGAGCGTGCTTCGACGATGACGTCGGGCTTCTTCTTCACCGCCACGAGGCGAGGGTGCGGCAGCGGCCGGTGCGAAGGGAAGGGTGTGCTGGGAGAAATGACCTACTTTGCCGACTCTTCCATGATTTCCAGGCTCCGGGCGATCCGCGTGGCCTCGCGGATCGGGATCCGCTGCTCTTCCGTCAGCCCGACGGTGCGGATCGTCCCGGCCTCGATGAGCTTCCTCACGGTGCGCGGCGAGTAGCCGATCAGGTCGGCGAACTCGGAAAGACGCAGGGGCGGACCGCTCCCCTTCCGGAGCCGCTCGAGGATGCGGTCCAGGGCCATGCCGTCAGGCCCGGGGCTTGCCGCCGTCGAGGTGGCCTTCGGGGAAGAAGCGGGGCGTCTTCTGGACACCATCCTTCTCGTCCTCCGTGAGGGCCAGGGCCTTGGCCTCGTCGCCCGGGAAGCGCAGCTTTCGGCCGCCCGTGGTGACGATGACGACGCCGTCGCCGTCGATCCGGTGGCCCAAGAGGTGGCGGCGCTTGAGGTTGAACGCGCGAAGAGCCCCCTGCAGGACGCGCGGGAGATCGCTCAAGTCCTCGGCCGCCGCCTTCAGCTCGGTGCCTGGGACGATGGCGTCGGGTGGGGCGAGCGCCGGCGGGGCCTTGGGTGCCGGCTGTTCGCTCACTGCCGGCGCTGGGGCCGGGGCCACGGGCGCAGCAGCGGGTGACTGTGATGCCGGCGGCGCCGGCCGTTCCTTGTCCTTCTTCGCCATGGTTTCCTCCTGCAGTTAAGCCGCTGCCGCATCGTCCGCGAGATCCTCGACGTAGGGCACGCTCACGCAACGGCAGTTGATCGTCTCCTCCGCGGATCCGCTGGGATCGCGCGGGTACATCAGCTCCTCGCCGCCCACGACGAAGGCCTCGGTCACGGGGATGGGGCCCGTGGTGCCGCCGATGGCGTAGGTCTTCCCCGCTTCCTCGTGGGTGGGGCGCACGCGCGCGTCGTGTGCATCGAGCCAGTACTTCTTCAGCCCGCCGCCCAGGCGCTCGTTCGACTGCTCCATGCGCTTCTGGCCGGCCATGGAGAAGGTCCGGTTGACCTCGGTGCGGATGATCACCTCGGCGCGGTTCATCGCCGTCCCGAACGTCTTCGGGTCCTTGATCGCCTGCGCCACCGTCTGCATCGCGGAGAAAGGATCGTCGACGCCCAGAGCCGCGCGGCGGACGGAGATCTTCAGCCGCGTGCCCAGCTCGGACCAGACGCTCCGGAGCTGGTCGCTCGTGACGTCGATCGCCGCGCTCACGAGCTGCTGGGAGACGTCGACCAGGCTGCGACCCGGGCGGCCGGCGCGCACGACGGTGGAGAGGATCCGGTCGATGCCCTCGCCGCCGGCTTGGAAGGCCCCGCGGGTGCGGCCCGCGGCCAGCCGCTGGGCCTCGGCGCGGCCGCGCGCGATTTCGGCGTCGATCGCCGACAGGACGCTCGACAAGTGGAAGAAGCGATAGCCGGCCGCGTCGGCGAGCTCCTGCTGTACCCCGCGGCGGATCGACGTCAGCAGCTCGAGCTGCTCGCGGACCGCGGCTTCCTCGAGGCGCCCCTGCTCGCGCAGGATGCGAGCGGTCAGCCGGCGGCGCGCGATGGGGACCCTCTTTTGGGGCGACATTCAGGACACCCGCCAAGCCGCACAGCGTCGGCACCATGGCCAGCGACAGTAGGTGTTGATCCTGCCTCCCGTCAGGTAGTGGAGCGCCTTCCGAAGCTGGCGCATCAGGACACCCGCCCCGGGACGGGCAGCGCCCGGAGGATCCTCAGCCGCGCCCTCTCGGCGCGCTCCTGGGATCGCCGAATGTCACGCTGCTGGCCGAGGATGAAGGCATTGAGCCATACGCCCGCCTCGACCTTGGAGTCGAAGCCG